GCTATTCGATCACCAGATTACTACGTCATAGGTCAAGAAAACCACGCAGACGGCAACTTGCACCTACACGCCTTACTTCGATACAACAAGCCTATAGACGTTCGCTCGCAAACGTTCTTCGATATAGATGGTTACCATCCTAACATGCAAACTGCAAGGCAGCCTGACAAAGTAAGAGACTATGTAAAAAAAGACGGGAACTTTATTGAAAGTTGGGCTGATAAACGACGAATGGGTGAAATATTAGCAGAAGCAGAAAGTCCTTCACAATTCATGGAACTTGTCAAAGAAAACTATCCCGAACAATACGTATTCAACCTTGAGAAAATTGAATATGCTGCTAACAAACTTTATCAAAGACCTCCTTCTCCATATAACTCTAACCCTAACCTTTGCCTAACCCTAACTAGCGGCATAGAGGTATGGCTCTCACAAGAGTTCACAAGAGAAGACCGCCCAAAATCCCTTTGGCTGTGTGGGCCAACCAGGACTGGAAAAACCACTTGGGCCAGATCATTGGGACCCCACATTTACTGGAGTGGATCCTTTATCTTGGACACCTTTGACGAGTCGGCAAAATACCTTGTCCTCGACGATATTGATTGGCAATACGTCCCGGCAAAAAAGCAATTATTTGGAGGGCAAAAGGAATTTGTTCTATCAGACAAATACAGAAGAAAGAGAAGACTTAAATGGGGGAAGCCCGTCATCTACTTATTCAACAGAGACGCTGACCCCTGGAATTCTCTCAGCACTATGGAAAGGGAATGGTACGGACCCAATGTCACAAGAGAGTATATTGTGAATAAACTTTATTAGTTAACATCACGGTAGCCACCACGCTTAACATTGTCAGCAGTATTACTGACTTGATAAGTACGGTTACACGTAATGGAATAAGAACAAGCAGCAGTTTGTATACCAGTACCTGCAATACCTTGTATGATAAACATATAACCTTGTACAACACCTTTTTCTAAAGCACTAGCCTTAGTTTGATTTGGATTCGCCCAAAACAGTTTACGATCCTTAGGATCTCTTAACATAAATTCAGCAGTCTGTCCCTGACTTAGTATGATTCTTTTATGACTTTGAATCTTAACATGACGACAAAAATCAGCAGCCATCCAAGGAGTGACACCCGCCACATTATTAGCACCAATATCTGTAGCACCACCACAAGTAGGCTCCATAGCAAGCGCTTGGCCAAACAGATCTGTCCATCCAAGTACTTGGACATTGTTAACACCCTGACAGGTTCTAATGCACTTGATTTTATATACATCAACTGTGAGGGGATTGTTAAATTCTGCGATGCCACGATTGGTAATTTCAATATCCATAACAGCAGACTTGCACAAAGGAGAAATATTAGTACTACCTGCACCACCAACAGCATCCTGTATGTAGTTTTGGTCTTGACATCCGATATCTGTAGTCGAAGTGTCCTTCGCGGCCCCGTACAACATGCAACCAATAACCCCTTGTTGATCGGTAGCGACTGTGCCGTCAAGCTTTCCTCTGAGGAGGAGAGAGGACTTACCAGAAGTCTCTTTGCGATAAACCGAAGCCACTTTTTTGTAAAACTTTCGCCAGGCCCTTTTCTTACGCCTAGGCATATACCTTTTCCGATAAAAATTCTTGACATCATACTGATTCGTCAAAACAGAGTAAGCGCCACCGCTTTGAGCACCTTTTAGACGCTTAGAAGCACTGTAAGCACCATATGCAGCAGACCCTAAACCAGCAACTCCAGACGCAGCGCGTTTGAGCATACCACTATTCATACGTATAACTTGTCCACCGAGACGCGAAGCAATAGCGCGACCTCCATAACGTGCAACTAAACCACCAAGAGCAGCCATTTTAAATAACGATCGGTTCCGAAAAACTCCGCCAATAAAAAAATTGTCGGCAGCTATATATATCCGACGATACGACGGAAGAGGGGTAATATTAATGCCCTCTTCCTCTGTCGGCTTCCGCCTTAACGCAAGAAATATTTTCCTTACGTATCCACAATGTCCATTATCCAAAGAAGAATTACTAACAAAGATACAAGCTATTCGATCACCAGATTACTACGTCATAGGTCAAGAAAACCACGCAGACGGCAACTTGCACCTACACGCCTTACTTCGATACAACAAGCCTATAGACGTTCGCTCGCAAACGTTCTTCG